GCCCTGAAGGACAAGAGGGCGGTATCGGATATAGCACTAGAGGAACTGAAATGAAACCAATACCTAGAATTGAAGATGATGAGTTTATGAGGGTGCGATATGTTGCTGACAGGTATGAGCCAGTCATTGAGTGCAGAACCATCAAGCGCGAGAAGGTAGGCGCCTGGTTGTTTGGGTTATTACCTGTGTACAGATACTTTTACAGCGATTGGAGTGAGAAATGAAGCAAGACAAGAAGCCACAGCCTGCTGCCTACGATGGCATGACGCAACAAGAGGTGGCGGACTCGTTAGGGATTACCCGAACAGCGGTGTACCAGATTGAGCAACGCGCTTACAAGAAGTTTAAGAAGGAACTGGCTAAACGCGTGAAACACATTAACGATTTGATAGGAGATTGAAATGAGCAACTTGATTGAAAAAGCCAAACAGATGGCTGATGACATTGACGAATACGCACCAGACACGAACATCGCACACATGATCCGTGACTTGGTTTTAGAGATTGAAATTTTAGAAAGGAAGTTACATGAGCAAACTGTTAAGCTTAAGAACACAACTAAAGGCTGCTAAGGCTGAGGCCACCATCCGTGCTAGGTTTGCTACGTCTGCCAAGCGCGCCCATGAGCGAGCCGTTAACAAGGTCGTACAACTGAATGAAAGGATTATCCGTGAAAAGATTAAGCTGGCGCGCACTAAATGATGTGTTGACGCAACTCACCGAAGATGAGCTAGTAGCCATGCTCAACGAAGAACGCACTGGCGAGCGCCGTGCTTCTGTCCTACAACGCCTGCACCAACGCTATACGATTGTGCGAGCATCCCGTGAACGCATTGAAATTATGAAAGAAGCAGCCCAACCATGACCGACTTTAGTACATGGAGCCATGCAAATTTGGTAAAGTTTGCTAACGACAGCACACAAGAACTGTTGTTTTTACGCAACGATTTACGCGTCGCTATCGACGCATACAGAACTTTATTGAAAGAAACGCATGAACAGAATTTGCAGCAACTGCCGGTTGAGCAGCTACAACCAGACGGGTCGGAATCTTACCAGCCCGGATGGCCTCACATACAAGTGGATTTGTTTTAGATGTAACGAACTAAGGAGAGAACGTGAAGAACAGCGACAGAGAACTCGTGAAACAAATGATTAGCGCAGGGCGTTACGACGCCATCTTGGACTTTATGCCTGCGGTTATTGCAGCAGATTCTAAGGAGATGATTGAGAAGATGGGTGCTAAGTGGGTGTGCCACCCAGACAATCGCGTCAAGCGGTTAGACGTGCCAATCCCTGTTTTGAATGAGCCTAAAGCCAAGGTGCTAAAGAAGAAATGAGCAAGCCTGCCATCATTACCCTGTACGCAGTAATCTTTATCGTGAGTGTGATATTTGCTTACGGTCATGGTCACAAGCACGGGCGCCATGCACAACTATCCTACCAAGCGGTGATGGATATAGTTAAGGCGCAGTTTACTTGCAAGATGACGGCTAAGTAGCCATTTCTACGGCTTCAGCCCGCAAGCGTTCAACGCGGGCAGTCCAACCCTTGCCAAACGTGCCAAAGGTCGGTAAGCCCGCTAAAAAGGCTTGGCGGCTGTCACAATAGCCATTGATTAGGTCAATCAAAGCTTGACCCTTGAACTGATCAATGGCTGCTAAGGTCTTGTTGCCGATAGCACCGTCGGCTGCTACGCCAAGATATGTCTGCAATAGCTTGATGGCTCGTCCTGGGCCAGAGTTAACGGCGGTATCAAACACACACAAATCCAAACCGCTAGGCAAGTCAGAACAACGAGTAGCGTTCCAGTATTTCCTCTGATATAGTGGTATCACGTCGGCTGGAACGAGGGCTCTCATTTGCTTTTCGTCAACAGGATGCCCCACCCATTCTTCCCAAACCCGCTTGGTCACGCCCAAATTAGTCATACCGCCTGGATCAGATGGATGATTAACGTAGCCACCTTCTTCTTTAAGTGTATGCGCCATAGCGCGGTCTAGGTTTTCAATCATTTTTTAATGGCATCCGCGATAGAAGGTGCGATTTTCTCAACTGAACGACCAACAACGTAGCCACCCAAGCCAAACTCCACAATCGACCATAGTTTCAAATACTCTGCTTCTGTTAGATTAGGCGCAGCCCAACCAAACCAACGAGCAACGATTAGGCCGGCGAACACAACCATGACCATCGGGCGCCAGTTGCGAGCCAACCATGACTCTGACTGCGCTTCAGCCTTGATGATGTCAGCAGCCGCTAAGTTGAGTTGCGTAGCGTTTTCGTTGAGTTTAATGATTAGTGCAGACTCGACCTCTCTGGCCTTGTCTTTATCAGGAAACACTGACTTAACAACATCGCCGATGATTGGTGCAAGTGCGGGTATGAGTGCTTGAATCATATTATTTCCCGATAATGGTTTGATTGTCGCCTTTTTGCACAACGACCTTATCACCATCCACGGCGACGCTCATTGGATCGCGGTCAGCCATGCGGTCTAAACGCTCAATCAACTGCTTCATAATCTCAAACTCAGGCTTTTCTTGCTTAGGTGTTGCGCCAGCGATGCCGTTCAACATAGAAATAAGCGCTACCAATGATGAGCCAAGCAAACCCATGACAGCAGCGATTTTAGATTCATCAAGATACAAACTAGAGATAACACCAATCACAACAATTAGCGTGATGTAGAACAAGCCTTGTTTGCCAATTGATTTACCCGCTACTTCTTTGGCGGTTTGCTGTGCTTCAAGCAATCTAATTTGGTCTTGAGTTTCCATCACTTATCTTCCTTGTGGTCTAGCTTTTTAAACAAAAGGCCAAGGGTCTTATCAACGTTAGAAAAGCCAGCCTTCATATCTTCTTTAATCTCACGCACCGCGTCTTTAAAGTCGTCACGGCGCACATAGACCTCAGGCAGGTCACGTTCAATCTGGCGCATATCACGCTTCAAATCTTGTATTGCATCCCAAATCACTTTAAGCACCCATCCAAAAGCTGCGCCAGCACCGGCGAACACCCAGTTTATTAAAGTCTGATCCATTATCGAGCCAATGCGTTCTCATTTTCTTGATCCCTCGCTAATGCGTTAGCTCCTAACGCGCCAGCCCCTGTAAACTTCTCCCCCATCTTCTTGGCGCCTTGCCAATTGCTAGGGTCTTTCAACGCTTTAAGGACAGCGTTGCGTTCAGATGCGGGTAAGGTGTTAAGTAGCTCGTCAAAGCTCTTAGCAGTCTTAGCTGCTTCTGTTAGCTGTGCCATTGTGCGCTTGGTCACGATTTTCCCTACAATGTCCAACGTTTTGTTGGTGGTTGTAGCCACCACGTTAAACACGTTAGGTAGTTTGAGATTGATAGCGTGGTCTTTCATTAGCTCAACCAAGGCTTGATCACCTGCTGTGGCTTGTTTAGCCATCTCAGCAGACGTTTTAACCTGTTTAGCTGCGCCTCTGAGTGTTTTCATGGCATCTTTGCTCATCTCAACGGCGATGTCGTAGTTGCCAGAACCAAAGATTTTCTCGACAACTTCTGGTGAGTTGCCTTCAACCAAATCAACAAACTGCTGCGGTGACTTCTTGTACAAGTCCATCGCTTGCGCGCCCAACTTGGTTTGACCGATACGCTGAGAACCCTTAGTGTAATTCTCTAAGTATTTACGGTAGCCTGTACCGCCTGCGCCTTCGATGGCATCAACCAACAATGGCTTGATGTCAGACAATACTTCGGCAGCCAAACGTTTTTGAGCCGTAGCATCCATGCCTGGGCGTAGCTTCTCAATCGCTGCGTTAACAGAGTTCTTACGAATAGCATCTAAGGCTCTAGCATCAACCACACCGCCTGAGCTAGTCCACTTGGCGATGTCATCGGCTACGTTACGCACTGCACCTGCCAAAATGTCGTTACCTGCAAACGCTGGGTTGTCCGCAACGCTTAACACTTGACGTGCCAATACGTCGCCTTGGATTGGTTTGATGCCAAAACTGCGCAAGGTCTTGGCTGCATCACCTGCAAAACGAGCACCTTGACCAAGGTCTAAGGATGCCTGCGCTGCCTTGTCAGACCATTCACCAAAGGCTTTTTCAGCCAATTCATTAGCGTAGGTGTAGCGAGCGGTGCTTGTTGGCAAGCCTTGTTTGATGACTTGCAACTTAGCGTAAGCGTCTGCTGCGTTGCCTGCGCTGATCAAATCACGCACTTCTTGTACCTTGGCTGCTGCGTCGCCACTTAGTTTGCCAGCTTGCTTTTCATACTCAGCCACAGCCTTACCTAAGTTAGCACGGCTCAAGGCCATTTCACGCTCAGGGCCAGTCATGGCGTTCAAAGCAGCTTTAGCGTTGGCAAGCGTGTTGCGTGACGCTGTAGCTGTTTCGCCACCTGCCAACTGGCTTAGTTTGTTAACGGTTGCAAAGTCTTGTGTGTGTAGCAAGTCTGTAAAGAACTTAGGGTCGCGTGTAGCAACGTTCTTGAGCAAGGATTGAACTACTGGCTGATTAAGACCTGCGTCTGCAATCGCTTGCGCTGGTGTGACACCAGGCGCAGCGTTGCGTAAGGCGTTTAATACTTGGTCTAGCTCACCGCCTGCTACAGCCTCACGAGCAATCTTAGCGGCCTTTTGCGTAGGAATCTGACGTAGGTCTGCTACTTTACCTAATACGTTAGACACGCCTTCAGCGACTTTACCTGCGCCTTTGGCGATTACTGGAGCAACTACACGACCACCAGCCTCGTATGTTGCACCTTCCAAGATGTTCTTAGCAGGCTCAGTAACTAACTGTTCTGTAGTGCGAGGTGCTTTCAAGCCTAAATACACGTCTGCTTGCTCAAGCGCTTCTTTAGCCATGCCGTAGCCTAGACCTGCGCCAGCTACACCGCCTGTAGCAGTGCCGACTGGGCCAGCAACTGTACCAGCGCCTGCGCCTAGTACAGTACCACCGACAGCACCTAGCGCTTCAATAGTAGGGCCTAGCACCTGACGGGCTGTTACAGCCCCTTCGTACAGCTTTGGATACTTTTTAGCCCACTCAGGCGCACGTTCAGGTTGCACGTTCTCACGTGTTGTTGTGGCCTCAACAGGCGCTAATCTACCGATGTCATAGCCATTTGCAGCTAGTTTTTCGGTTAGCTGCGCTTTGGTCGTGCCTTCAGGCACGTTCCGTAACAGCGTTCCATCTGGTAGGCGGACATCCATGACAGGCCTTATTTCAATGAGTTAAAGTCAATAACGTTCTCTGCTCCTGCAGGTACGCCAGCACGAGGTGCGGTAGGCGCTGCACTAGGCACAACAGGTGATGTTTGACCTGCTTTAGCACGTGAACGATCCATACCTGTACGCAATATGCCTTGCAACTCACGAGCCGCTGCAACATATTCTTTCTCGCTAGACGCCTTGTTCATACGCATAATGGCTGCAGTAGCTTTTTCACCTTCTTTTTCAGTGATAGAACCGCCACCTTTAAGGGCGTTAAACGCTTCCAAGAACGCTTTACCTTCAATTTGTTTCTGACGAACTTCAAACGATGCAGTATCAGAACCTTCAATAAAACGCATACCTGGTACAAGCGCTGCACCAACGTAGTTTTTAAAGCCTGGGTGTGGTTTAGTGCCTGCTTGAATAACTTTACCGCTTGCGTCTTTAACAGGTGCTTTACCAACCATTTCGTCAATAAGACGGATACCTTCTTCAGCAGTTTGGATTGCGCCTGGCAACGCTTGTTCAGCAACAGCCTTGTTCTTACCAAGTGTCTGGCCATACTCTCTAGCACTAGCCAAGTTAGCTTGCAATGTTGGATCAGTGTCTTTAGCCAAACGCTCACGTTTAAGACCAAGGTCTTGTTTTTGGAATTCGCTAAGGCTCATCTGTTCTAAGCGTTTGTCAGCGCTAACACCCATTTGCAAAAAATATTGTTTGCGTTGTTCTAGTGGCATAGCTAATGTTTGTTGCAATGTCGCTGCGCCTTGTTCGGGTGTAATTTGCTTGCGCAAAATACCGTCTTGAATATGAGCCAACACGTTTGCGTCCGAGGGGTTAAAAGCTAAATCAGATGTACGTTCTTTAAAAGCTTTTAACTCTTTTTCATTTATATCGCTTTTTAGTTTTGTAGTTTCTAAACCAGCTTTTTCTTGTTCAGCTATCAATTTGCCGTAACCTAAGCCAGTTTTGCCAAACTGTGATAAACCTGCACGGACGTTAGGGTCTGCTAGGTTTGCACCACGTAAATAATTACGTACTTCTTCTTCTTCTTTTAAACCACGTTGCAAGTCTTGATATTTCAGCGCGTTAACTGCGCCTTCCATAGCGCGACCTTGAACGGCTAAAGGATTCTCAATCTGTACGGGTTTTACGCCTAAAGCGATACTTGGGTCAATTTGCGCCATGTCTAATCCTTATCCATACACATTTAATAACTCAGGCCCCGCACTTGGCGTTGCTGCTGTGGTTGGGAACAATCTGTTCATCATCTGTTGATTTTGGTAGAAGTTAATACCTTGACCTACACCTTGTGCAATAGCGTTAGCAGAGCCGACTTGACCTGCTGCCATAGCGTTACCTGCGCCAATAATGTTAGAGCCAATTTGACCGCCTAATTGACCGGCAGCGCTTCCTAAAGTGTTAGCGGATGATTGAGCCACACCAGCCAAACTAGCAAAAGGGTTCAAGGTGTTTGTACGAGCAGTCTGATAGCGATTGAATGCGTTTTGATATTCTTGTGATGCCAAGTCTTGCCCGTAACGTTGAGCACCTTTTAATGTTGCGCCTGACAGTAGACCACCTCTTGCAGCGGCTGAACGATCTAACGCTTTCATGCCTTCAGCCATACGGAATGCGTAGCCTGGGTCTTGATTAGCCATAAACTGCGCGGGCGTAAACTCGGCAGACCCATATTTACCGTAGTCTTTTGACTTGGTTAGCGCATTGTACGCCGCCAAATCTTTAGCGTATTGAGCTTTTTCTTCTGCGGAAGCACCTGTACCCAACGCTTCTGGTTTAGTTGAAATACCTAAAAGTTGTAAAAGACGATTTTGACCAGCTAGACCCGCTTCTCTAAACGGCTCTTGCAACTCAACCTGACGCTCAAACATACGCTCTTGCGCATCTGTTGCTCTATCAGCAGCGGCGGCTTGAGTACCCGCGGCTTTTTTAGACGCTTGCGATGATAGATACGCGCCACCTACGACGGCTGCTGCTACGAATCCGGCCATTATGCTTCTCCTTCTATCATAAGCTGCGTTTCAGGTGCAGCTAACGTTTTCACTCTATTAGACCCCAAACCACATTCGGGCACAACATATAAACGATCTTCTAGTGTAGGAATATCCGTACAATCATCTAAATTTTCGTAAATATCTACCCAAACGACTTCATCTTCAAACACTCGCCCTACACGTTGTTCACCTGCGCTTGCGTCAAATTCTAGCGGTGCTGTCAAAATCTTTACTTCTGTACCAATGTTTACTGCGATTGTACCCTTTTCAAGCCTAACTTTGTAGGCTGTTTTGTGCGGTGCACCTGTTAAAACACACCACGGCGGTACAATAATCTTACGCTCATAAACGCCTGGCGTAAACGTGTGCTCTGTCACAATGTCCGCTTGCTCCATCTTAAGCAGTTCGTCTTGCAACGCAACAATCTTTTCTTTCGTGACTTCAACCGTTGCCAAACCCATGTTGGCAAATGGTGTGATGTCGTAAGTCACGTTAGTTTGTTCCATTAGCTTGTAATCTCACGTCCAGACACGCGCATATTGATGGCTGTGGCTGTTCCTGCAATCGTTGAAATAAAGTCGCCTGCCATCAAGATTTGACCGACCAACTCAGGGAAGGTATACACCTCAGATGGTTGCAAGGTCTTGGTCTTGGTGATCAAGTTGGCGTTACCTGCCGTACCTGCAGTCGTCACCAAGTTAACACTGATTGTTGCAGCCGTTGCGCTGTAATTGGTCGCAGTGAACTTATCAATAATGGTCGTCACATTATTGGCTGTATATTGGGTTGTTTGCGTATTTTCGACAATCTTTGCCGGTACGAGAACTTTTGCTGTTACTGTCATAATGACTCCTAATCTTGATATGCGCTAATGTTATCAGTTACGGTTAAAATAATCGAGGGGATAGCGGGTACTACACCGGCTGCGGGTTCCGTTAATATCCGCACCGCTGTGTTTGATACAGACCACATTAATTCAAAATAATCGTCTGCTTTAAAGTTATATATGTAATTCCATGCGGCGATTGATTCAGCAGTTAAACCTTGTAATCTGACTTTACCCGCTGTATTTGCTACATCTGTGCCATTAACACGCAACCATATATAAATTAAATGGTTACCAACAGATGTGCTATCTAATTGAGCAGAAAACTGTATGTTATATACACCACTTGACCTAACATAAACACGGGATGTCGGCGTTCCTATATCCACTCCATAGCTTAAATCTGTGCTATTAAAAGTAAGGCCATACGCGGTATTTATTGCGGCGGCGGTTTGTGTAGTAGTATCGTAAAACGACCCATATGATCTGCGCTTTAAGTTGGGTGTGGTTGGTGGCTGTACAGCCAACGCTTGCACTTCATTTGCCAAACTCATTAACTGCGCTTGCAACTGCTGAGTCGCTGCTTCAGCGCTCAACTCAGATGCTTGCACTTGCTTTTGCAACTCAGCAATCTGCGACACCAACGGTGAGTCCGATGGCGCAGCAGATATCAGGTTGTTAATCTCAGACGTAAGGTCAAACTGCTGATTAGGTGGCCCAATCTGTAGCTCATCTAATGACACGGCGTTAGAACCTGCGCCTGTCAGTTCAAACAGGTTCAAGAAGAAACGATACCATTCGCGTGATACCAACCCTGTCGTAGGGTCAATCAGCGCTACCCGTGGGGCGGGTAATTTAGTGACGTTTAGTGGACTAGCCATTACGCGTTTGTTCCATCAACAATGAGTTCAGCGCCCACAATCGCAATTTTGACTGGATCAGTACCTGACACCTCATACACGCGGTCACGTAGCTTCAAAGTCATGCCAAGGCGACGCCAGAACGCACGATAGCCAAACGCGCCAATACGACCCATCTTAGTCCAGTGTTCGTTAGACCATGTGTGACCGCCATCGTCTGACCAACGCATCATCACCTCTGGGTCGCTGCCCTGACCTAAATTCAAGCCAACACCTGTTTCGCAGTTGAGTTGTAGGCTGTGTTGAGCCGTACGCTTGAGGTTGTTGGTGCCTGATGGCAACGCTCTCCAAGAGCGCAACCACTTCTGAATTGCACCGTTGTCGCTATTAACATCTAGGTCAAAAGCGTAAAGGTTGCCGTTTTCATAGTCGCCGACAATGATTTCGTTGTTAAAACTCATCTGGCAGTTGCTACGATGACGTGTGAATAGACCGTTCACCCAACCTGCTCGCTCATGCCATGACTGCGTAACGATGTCATACACCCACGTCTTGCCTGCGCTTGGGAAGTTAATAACGTAGAAAGTATGGCCGTCTTGCTGATAGGTGTACGCTACGGCGTCGCTGATGTTGCCATAACTCTGAATTTGCCACTCAATAGAGTGGTTAGAGGCACGAACGCCTGTGTAGCCGTTAGACCTGTAAACAACACCCCTACCACGCGTGTCAGAGCCTAGCCAGAACACGCTGTTGTCAGCTTTGGCTACTGAGTATGGTGCAGCGCAGCCAATCTCGTTAGAAGCGCCTTGGATACGTGCTAAAGGGAAGTCAGGCGTACCTGCGTCGTACCACACCTCGATTGAGTTAGTACCAAGCAGCCACACCTCACGGTTGTTGACCACCAAAGAGGTCAATAAGTCAGGAGCACCTTCAGCACTAGCAAAGTCTAGCGGGTCAACGGACAAGCCATCTAGCAAGCTAGTGACCCAGACCTTTTGGCTGTTGGGTTCGTTAAATACGAAATAGCCGTCCAAATACGCTACAGTCACTGCGCCTGGAAAGTCAGGGTCAGTAATCTGAGCGAATACGTTGGTTGTGTTGTTGTAGATGTAGCTTGGGCCATTGGCTGCAATGAACAACTGCGTACCGTTATCAGCGATGCTAACTGGACCAGTACCTGCCACAGTGCCTAATAGCGTGGCGGTGTAGGTTGCGTCAATCTTGTAGAGTGAGTTGCCAGACACCACAAACGCTGTTGTAGAGTCTGGCTGAAAGTCCCACAGACCACGAATCGGGCCGTTACCGATGGTCGCTAGTAAACGCAAGCCAGGGGCGCGTTGCAACCACCCAGCCGTCTGACCTTCGTTTGGGATAGCCTCAGGGTACAAGTTGATCATGCGGTTATCCGCCGCGTTAACACTGCGAGCGACGTACGCCTGTCCTAAGATAGGCGTCTGCATTAGTAGTTACCCGCGAAGATGTTAAAGCGTTGACGAGTCGCAACCAAGCTGTAAGGCAAGGACATGATGTCGTCAGGGTTGTTGATGCGCTTCAAGTTACGCTTAGATGTCATCGCAATGCGTGACACCTGTGGGTTAGGGTTAATACCGAACTCGGCTGCAATCTCAAGCGCTAGGTTGTACTTAAACGCTCTCAAGTAGCCTGGTGGCATGGTGATGTCAGTTGACAAGCTAGGTACGTTAACAATTGGCTCAACGGACACAAAGTGGAACTCTAGTGGCTTGGTAGGCACTGGATATACGTACACTTCAATGTCAGGGTAAGTCATGTTGACCCACATCACCTGCGGGTATGTTGATGTCACTGTTTTAACAGCGATACCGTTGTATTGTTGTTGGTTGATGAGCTTGATACCAAACGAGATGTTGTTCGCTGGATCGCGGAAATAAGTAGAATCATCGACCAAAATAGGGCGTTGTCCAACAAGCGTACCAGTAGGGCCTAGCGTGTTAGATATTTGATTTGGTAGCCAAGTCTTTACTTGGTCTATGGTTGCATATACAGACAAACGCTCAGTGTTCCATGAGTCAATCATTTGGTTGAGCGCAGTTAAAGCGTCTTGTGACGTCGCTGCGGAAGGCGTTTCACCCTCGGCTAACACACCTAATAAGCGCAATGCGCCGTTTATTTGCTCGTTTGCCGTGGTCATGGCCTACTCCTTATGCTGATTTGCGTCGTGTCTTTGGTTTCAATGTATTGACTACTTCGACAACAGGCTCAGGCTGTTCTTCGACCACTTCAACTGTTTCAGTTGGCGTGTCAATAGTATATCGTGTCCAGCCGTTTTGTTCATCATTTTCTGCTTCTAATTCCATGTAGGCAATTTTTTGGCCGTGGTCTGGATGCTGTAGATAAATAATAGGCATAGTTTCTCTATAGTTAGATAGGGGGTGTTTAGCCCCCTATTGTATTACCCGATACGCCAATTTGTACCATCGCAAAAGACTGGTACAACGTTTGAACCGCCACCTGCAACGACAGCGCCAATTCCTGCGGTTAGAGCCGCGTTAGAATTAGTAACTACTGAGCGTGTGCCAAGAATTTCAGCGGAAGCGGCAGGCAACTGCGCTACGGTGAATGCTTGAAACTGTACGTTTTCAACTAACGGATCAGCAAAAGCAACACCCACTGCTTTAGTGTTTGACATGATGTTTCCTTTATAAAGACCCCGCCGAAGCGGGGCATATTACATTAAGCAATACGATACAAAGTCCATGTACCTACGCCTGTTTTACGAGCGCGGAACTGAGCTGAAGTAGCCTCAAGAACGATTGCATTGCCAACGATTGTCCAACCAGTACCAATTGCAAAAGTCACTTGGTATGCTGAGTCAATGTTAACAACTGCAATGTCGAATGAGCTATTAGCTTTTTCAGCACTGCTAACTTCAGCTTCTAACAAAGCTACTGTCGGTAGAGTTGCTGTGATGTCAGCGCCTGAGTCTACTGTGAATAGACCGTTAGCTAACTGAGCAGCAGTAACTGTTACGTCGCCAGACAAAAGCGTTGGAGCGCCTTGAATGCTTAATTGAGCTTCACCGACGTTACCGTCGCCTAATTGATAACCACCTGCACCATTTGGTAGAGCCATGATGAATTTCCTTTACGAATAAGTTAAAAAGCCCCCGCTTGCGCGGGAGCAGTTAGATTAGCCCCAAATACGGCAGGCCATCTGTGGACGGATTGTGCTATAGCCATACAACACGTCAATACGGCAAGGCAAACGGTCATTGTTAATGTCGTATTGGCGAACAATACGCATTGAGATACCGTTGTGAACTTGACGTGAAGCCATGTCTACGCCCTGTGGCATCAACAAGTCAGCGGTCGCAAATGTGATCGCATCTTTGTGGTATACCAAGTTCTGAGCGTATTGACCATTAGCGTTACCCAACATAGTTACAGTCTTACCAGCGATAGGTAGGATGTTCACAGTAGCCAAAGCTTGACCAGCAGAGAACAACGCAGGGCTGATTGACAATGTAGCTGTTGAAGAACCAGTCGCAACAGCAGTTACAGTGAACTGTTGTAGTGAGCCAGTTGATTCACGTGTTTGTGGGTTAACAGCATAAACGTCTTGAATTGTAAATACGTCACCAACGTTCCAAGTCTTGCTTGAGCCTGTGAAGCTGATACCAAGAGTTGTTGCGCCTTCAGTAGTTACAGTTGAAGTTACAGAAATACCTGTACCCCAGTCGCCGTTTGTATGTTGCTTGATAGACTGTGACATATTAACTTCGTCAAAGCCTAACACGCCCATACCCATCATACCGTTCTTGAATTGACGGCTGATAGTGTCTGTTGGGTTAAACAAACCTTTCATACCTTCAACCAAACCAGCGTTAGCTGCTGGGTTAACAGTAGCGTAGCGTGGGGACATAACAGCAGCGTTTTCGTTCAACTTCTGTTGAGCTTGCAAAAGCACCAAAGATGTTGAAGGAGTTGTGCCAGGAGTACCAACTGAGTTACCGATTGCTTTGTAAGCGTTAGCTACGTCAGCGTCAATAGAAGAAGCCAACTGGGAGATACGTGGCTTTAGCACACGCTCTGCGAAGTCGTCTAACTGCATTGTCAATTCAGCAGATGTGAAGTTCACGCCAATGTGCTTTTGGTTAGCAACTGACAAAGTTGTGAACTGTTCGTTATCTGACTGAACTTGCAAAGCTGCGCCGTCAGTTACCAAAGCGCGGTCCGGTAAACGGATACGCAATGTAGAACCGATTTTAGCGCCTTCTACAGCGAAAGAGTCGTCGTACTGACGGTTTACGTTACGAGTTAATACTAGGTTGTTTTCAAGGATTTCTAAAGCTTTCCTTGTGATCATGTCGATCGTTAAAATTGAGTTACTCATGGTAAGTCCTTAAAAAGTAGTTAGCGGAAGTTTTGATGAGGGCATACGCCGCCGTTTTTGTGCTTACCTATTTGACAATTCATACATAATACTTGGTATCCCGAAGGAAACATTTTTACGCAACCATTGATAGAATCCTGTACCGCTTCCGCCGTACAATCCTGCTTTTCTCTCAACTGCGCCGTCATTATGTACATGGTCAATTGACAAAAACATAGGTTCAGTTTCACCGCAACAAGCACACTTGTATCCACCATAAGCGGTAAATACTGCGTCCCTGCACACCGTTTGCGCTCGTTTGGTTTTAGCAGCTTCCATCGCCCTAAATTCTGCGATTTGTTCTGGTGAACCATCCGTTAACTTACGGTTGCGCCATTCACGTTTGTGCGTTCGGTCTTTATCCCTATTCGCACTACGCCAATCACGCATACGCTGATTAACTAACTCCCGGTTACGATCTCTATACCTAGCCGCCGCTTCTCTATTGCGTTGCCGCTTTAGTTCTTCGACTTCTGAGTACGGAGTACCCTTTACAACACTTTTTTCTGAATTATCCATGTAATCATCTTACACGAAATCATCAGGTATTACTATCTATTTCTCTGAGCTTCGTACTTCTTAATCTGGCGTTGGCGTTCTGCTTCAATCCATTCTGATGTGCTCATGCTTTTAACAGAGCGTGGATCAGTGGTGTCGAAAGCAGGTGAACCAGAGGTTCTAGCCGTGACCGGAGCAATTGGTGCTGGAGCATTCGAGCTTTTCTTTACGGGCGGACTGTCAGCAAGTTTGCTTTCAATCTTCCCAATTTCCTTCGCTTGCATGAGTGCTGATAACCGAGAAATACGTTCAGCTTCCTTGGGGTTACTACCTAGATAATAGGCAATATCTGGCCCAACTTCGGACGCTTGAATCGTTTGAGCCATCGCGTCTGTGATTGGAAGTTTAGGGTTGTAGGCAACTTGTTCAAAGTCATCATACTTAGTCCTAGCTTCTTCTTCACGGTCGTGAAATGCCTCAAGGAGTTCGGCTTGCTGTCTAGCTTGCTCTCGTCTGGCGAGTAGTTCTTCTGCCTTACGTTCTGCCAATAACTCGGCATATTCTTCAGGCGATTCAAACGAATCGACAGGCGGGAGTTCGGCTGGTACTGCGCGCTTGGCTTGCATTTCTGCTTGCTTTGCAGCCTGTTCTCTTTCCCACTTACGTTGCTCTCTTGCGAGCCTTTTGCCAATCGCAGCGTCTAATTCTTCTTGTGTGAAGGTCTTAGCGGCCTGCTCAACTGGCGTTTCTTCCGGCGCTACTACTTCGGGTTCTGGTGCAGCCGTTGCTTCCAGTTCCGGCGCGGGTACTTCCGCTGGTACTACTTCTTGACTTTCGTCCATTTTTTGTTTCCTTAGAAACCCTGATGTGCCGCACCAGTACGGTATTTACTTAATATATTCTTTAAAAATCTGTTCGTCAAGTTATCCACTAAATTTAGTGCAACGCCAATTTGTGCCATCAAAAATACAAGATGCGTGATCTGCAGTTGTTGCCAAAGTAAAATCGGCGGCGCCATTACATCTAATATTACCAGTTGCATTCTTAAATACAACATCTCTTGCGTTATTAGCTGTTCTTAAAAACATTTGCTGACCTATTTCGTAAGTCGGCGTAATATCCGCGCCGCCTTGCGTAATAACAACTGTTAAAGCTGTGCCGTCTGTAGCTGTGGATATGTCGCCCACGTTTGTTCCAGGAGTTGTGCTTGTAAAAGTTATATCAGCACTGCCGTTAGAGGCTCTACTTGCGTCGTACCCTGTTAAAGTTCCTGTAAAAGTTCCATAAGGTAAATTCGCAGGTGGTGTTGCGCCAGCCTCAATATTTGCAAAAGCGTAAGCAATAAATTCTGCTGATGTTGTACCTGTTGAAGTATAAGTCAATCCAGCAACTGTTACATATTGACCTGCAGTTAAATTCTTAAATGTGATGAGCGCTGATTCTGTAGATAAAACTTGTGGGGCTAAAATAGAATCTAAATCATCCGACGCTGCTGCGCCTTCAGTATCAATAACATACCATCCGTGATTTAATTCGCATCTAGCGACGCCTGAAGCTATAACTACAGGGCTAGAAACAGTTGATCCTTCATCGTTTGCAATTGCGCCAGACGTTACGCCGTATTCGTTAATGGCTAAATAAGTAACGTTATTTTTTCTAATATCTAACTGATTATTATCACTAACATCGTTACGAATAGTCCAATCGGCGCCTGCTACAACATTGCTGTCAAGCTTAATAAACGCGTCGCGGGTAGCAGTGTCTACACCTAAGCTAATGGCAGCGCCATTATATGATGCAGTTATGCGCTCATCATTTTGGCCACCAACTGTAATTAAACTTCCGCCAATCATGTTTGCAAAATTATTTTGCTGCATATTAACGGTGTTTGCGCTTGCTAACGCAATAATACGAATGTCACCTGTGTATGGCTGTCCTTCAAAGTATCCTGGTTGGTCTGCATTTGGAACGCCAGCTAGTGCTGGTGTTTCAGTAGTTAATTCAAACACTAATTCTTCGCAATGACCTAATTGCACCGCCGCGTTTGTGTACGTGCGTAAGTTACCATGAAAACGATGGCCACGAATACCTCCTAATGGAACCCCGTTTAAATACCCATCAACAAAAATAGCTGGAATTGTGTAGTCACCTTCAGCGCGGGTATGAAAATCTGCGGCTGAATAATAACCACAATTTGTACCCATAAAGCCTGTCAAGCCGTTATTACCAATTTCATCACCAACAAGTGAAACAGTTGTAAAAATACATTCAATAGCGCGTGTGTAATCGCTATCAATATTTTCCAAGTCTTGTTGACTATTAACTACCAACGATCCATTTGGCCAATAACCAAAAATGTTAATGTTGTTCATAACGGATAATTGAGAGCGCAAAACTAACCCGCAATCATAATCGGCAGCGTTCCACGGGCGGGAAAGCCGAGACTGCCAAGGGTGCAAGCGAGCATCGGGTCACGAGTTGACCAGATGCCTAGCTTGGGCTGCGGAGATTCGGCTATACCGAATGCAGACATCAGATGCCGTCGTTATTCTCAGCGCCAAGGCGGAATTTGGCCCATTCCCCGGCTGCTTCGGTGTAGTCTGCGGAGGTGCAGACAAAAACACTACCGGCGGATGCCATGTTGCCAGTCCATGCGGTGCCAGGGGCCGAGATAGAAGCGCCAACCGCAGAGACGCAAACGCCCCCGGCTGCACTGCCTGTGATCTCGCCTTCCCAGTCATGCGTGGACATGACGTTTTTGGTCACGCCTTGAACATTGTCGCCGCATTCGTCCACAGTCTTCTTGTAGTCGCACGTTGTTTTGGCGGCGTAAGACTTGGCGTTGATGCCAGAGACAGCACCGACACAGCGAGAGTAAAAGGCGGTAGATCCGAAGTTGGCCATAGTAGTGTGCGGTGAAAATTACAAAACAGGTTTCAAGTTTGCCGCCGCGATGAAAGTTTGCCCCATTGCAACTAATTTGCAAGAGTAAACTGCCTGATGCGCCTTGTCTGTCGGGGTCGAGTCGGAGCTTGTGACTCGGATCTCGTAGCAGTGCCAGTCGTTGCGGGCCGCGGTAAGTTCGGCGGAGAGTTGTTTCCAATGGACAGATAGAACCTCTTCAATGGCCGACTTTTTCGCTTTGTAATCGGTCAAGCTGTCGCCAGCGGGGAGCCTCACGGGATAGAGCAGGGTAATGGTCGCATCAACCGCATAGACGCCGGACGGGGGCGCATCTTCTTCGCCTTGCTGGCATGAAACAATGATGTCGCCATACTTTTTAACCGACTCTCCCGCGAGAAGTAAATTTTCACAGTACACACACTAGCTATAAAATGAGCACCAACACTAAACCGCAATGGCCTCGTATTCGAGACTTGCCCGAAAGCGAGCGGGCTCCGTTTATAAAGTTTCTCGTCGGTCAAACCTGCCCATGGATTGAAGGCGAGCCGATGGAATCGCAAGACGGCTATTACCGCCAAGATTACGAAAACTGGAAACGTTCGCCCAAGTATCGTTTCTTCGACTAACCTCCATGCCCCGCAAACCACAGCCTCCCACCTCCGTTGTCTCTCCGTCCCTTAAGTCGGCGGCGGCAGTCCTTGGGCTCGACGTGGCTGTGCTGAAAGACGCTAAGGCCCGTGGGTGCCATGCTTTCAAGGCGAATCAGAGCGTCAACCGCACGGTACTCGTTGAGTGGCTCAAGACCGACCGTCAACAGGCGGAGGAGCGTAAGGCATCACAACCGCCCAAAGATGCC